CTAACTCCACTAGTTATAAGAGTTACTTCATGCATATTGTTGAATCCCCCGTCAAAAGCAGCAAGCATTCCAACTTTAGGCTTTATGCTTATTTGTTGATCTGGGAAATGCAAAAGTCCGCCTTCAAAGGTATCATTTAGATATAAAAATGCAGCATATCTACTTCTAGTAAATGCTCCAGAATTTCCGTGTTCGTCTGTATTATCAGAATGCTTTCTTGCATAAGCCCCTGGCTCCCATTTCTGAGTATGATATCCAATTTGAGAAATTATCTTTGGGTCTAAATCATGAACACTGGCAACGGCATCTATGATACCTTTTTTAATTTGTGTAAAAATATCAGAAGGCAAACCTTCGGCAATTACATGTTCGTCGTTATCTTGTGGCAAAACAGAAGAATAAGATTCATAAAAGGATATAGGCATCCAACTAATCGTTCCTAGTTCTGCATGCTTATCTAAAACCTTTACAAGTTTAGCAGCAGTTTCAGAATCGATAAAGTTTTCATAAACGACTATATCTTTTGTTAGCCTATTTTTGTTATCTAAATTCATTTCTTAATCCCCCTTTTTGGATCCCAAGATTTTACTTCTTCTTCTGTAGGGAAAATTCTATGGTACTTTACATTTGGGTCTGGCTTTACGTCTCCAGTATGTTCTAAAATTTCCCAGAAAAATGGACAGGTATATCTTAAAGATTTTGTAACTTCTGTTACTCCATGGACATAGTTCATGTCTCCTGGGAAAAAGTATGCCGAACCACGCTTTGGTTTAAATTGAACCTTTTGATATGGAAAGTATAATTCTCCACCCTCATAATCATCATTAATATAAAATAAACTTGAAATGTCATAATATGGAAAATCGTTTGGCAGTCCAGCGTCTGATCCAAAATGCAATTCTTTGTCTGCGTGAGGCATTTGAAACTGTCCTGGATTCCACTTAACAATTGTTTGTCCTGTAGGCTGTACCTTTACCTTAAAAAAATCTTCAATAATTGGCTGAAGTCTATTGAATAATCCTATTAGTACTGGAAGAATTTTTGGATCATTTGCATCTAAAGACGGCGCCGTTGCAACTCTATCTTTCCAAAATTCAGAATCATAAATCACTGTTCCATTTTCATTTATATGGCTTTGAGTAACATCCCAAATAGTTATGTTTCGTGCTGCTTTTTCTAAAAAGTCAACCTCTTCTTGAGTCATGAAATTTTCTAACTCAACTATATTTTCAGGACCATAGCCAAAAAACCCAGATGGGGTAATTGATGGATGTCTTATTACTTTTACTGCATCTTCTGGTATCATATTATTATTATATCATCCTATAGTGTTATCTTTTACATATAATTTTAATGTTTTTACTTCATGAGACCCTACAGACTCACCATTTTCATTTACAGCATTTCTATACCAATCAGTCCAGTTTCCAGATGAATTTAGTACCTGTGCTGCCTCTCCATAAGCAATGTTTGCATTTGTTCTAGATCTATCCTCATCTTTATATTCTACAATTTCAATTGTTGTATTGTTTAAATTTGTTAAAGATATTGGAATAATTGTTGCAATAGGTGTTCCTGCTTTTATAATTGTCTCTACATTAGCCTTTTTTGCTTTAAGTGCAAGGGGCAATGGGTTATCATAAAATGAAGTACTTATTACGCTGGACATAGTTTCAAAGTCATCATTAAAATAATTAACTGGATGTATGGTCCAAATACTAACATCTGGATCTGTTTTAAAAACTAAAGAAGTATTTAAACTTATTGAAGATTGACCTCTTCCAGAATATGAGCCTGACGGGCTTACAATCTTTACATGTTTGTCTGTCTGATCATTTATTCCATCCCATGTAAAAATTATATCCTCTGAGCATGAAAGATACCATCCTATAACGTTTGACTGAGTTACTGGAAAACATCTATATGCGTGATTTTCAGATGTTAAGTCCATCCAATCTCTTTTAATTGACATTGGCTCAATGTTAAAAATACATCCCTGCATTTTTTCAACAGTAATGTTAAACATTATTCATTTGCCCACTTTGGATCATACATATCTGGTGTATGATACTTTTTACTATAATCTAACATTGTTACAATTGAATACTTAGTTCCAGAATGTACTGGCATTGCTTGATGTGGATACATAAAGTTTGATGGGAAAACATACAGATCTCCAGCCTTTGGCTTTATGTTTAAGTTTTGCAATCTAAAATATAACTCTCCACCATCGTAGTCGTCATTAATATATGCAACTAAAGAAACGGTGCAATTATAAGAGAACCCATGATCATGGTGTTCTTTAAAGTGTTGTCCTGGTCCATACTTGATAAAGTTAAATGCTTCCCAATATTTTAACGGCATAATGTTATAATCTCTACGATAATCATCTACTGCTGGAGCCTGTACGTCATAAACGTCTTGCCAAATTTTTTGAAGCAATAAAGAGTCCTTGCTTGGATCTGATTCAATATCAGTTTTCTTAAATTTAAAGTCATAGCAATCACGATAATCTGGCATTAATTGTTGATATCCTACATATGCTGGTAGCCAGTGATAAGGCTTTCCTTCTGGAGACAACTCGCCCCATGGCGCTGGAGATCCCAAAAGACTTTCCAATCTTTCTATAATATTTAATTCTGGTTTAATAACACCTCTATAGCAAGTAATTCCAAACCCTAATGATTCTTTTTCTGTCCAGGTTGACATGATATCTCCTTTTACTTATACTCTCTTCTTGTCCAAATTTTATCTTTATATACCCCGCCATCTGGCTGGCGATAAATATTTGCGTTATCTACTATTTTAGCATATACTGTTGATGAATCTAAAATGTCAAGTTCATGCTCCCAATTTTCTCTTTTAAATGGAAGTATTTGTAGGTATGGAGTTCCTGCTGGAATAGTTCCTTCCCAGCCTTCAATAATAAAAAATGGAAAACTGCCCAATAACTCAACCTTATCTGAGTCTACCACTCCAGTAGTATTCATAAAAGGTAGATCAAATCTATTCATTGGAGTCATAAACAATGCACTATAGCCTTCTGGTAATTTCATTCCCCAATCTGGCATCCAGGCAAAATGATCTTTATAATATCCTTGCGGATGTTCAAATTGTGGCATTGGTGGCCTAGATGTACAAAAATCTCTATACATTTGATTTTCTATTATAAAATCTAAAGAGCCTTTACTATTTTTAGTAAATGTAATATCAGTTGGAGTTCTAAATACATAACCAGTCATGAAAGCATCCATGATTGCTGGACAAGCCTTCCATGTTGGGATCATTCCATAATCATCTGTAGTTCCAGATTTTGGAAATGGACAAACCTCTTTTGGAGCCTTGTAGTATTCTCCAGTTACTGGATTTTTAGCAAACCTATCAGCATCCTTATACCATTGAGGTATTTCTTTTTGTGTAGGAGTTGGAGCAGATTTACTTTCTTTTGTTAGCCAAGGACGATATGTTTTAAAGGATACTTTTTGATATTCATCGGCCATTCTGATGACCTAACTCATTAATATCAGTCATGATTACGACACAATACTTTGTACCGCTCTTCATTGGAAGAGATGCATGCTCATAAATGTAGTTAGATGGGAATACAGCAATGTCTCCAATCTTTGGTGTAAGAGTATAGCCGTCTAATCTTGGAAATTGTATTTCTCCGCCTTCATAGTCATCATTAATATATATAACGGCAGAAACAGTTGCATTGTATGCTGGACCATGATCTGCGTGAATATTGAAGTGTTTTCCTTCTCCTTCGTACTTTACAAAATTAAATGCTTCATAATAAATAACATTAATTCCCCAATAACGTGCATAGTCGTCTATGCAAAACTTTAATTTTTGATAAATTTCTTCATGTAGATCAATCAGTTCTCCATTGAACTCATCTCTGGGGCCTAAGTTTTCTTGCTTATATTTAAAGTCTACAGCATCTCTTGCTCTTTTAATTGGTGTTGTAGAGTTTGTGACTTGTGCCTCTGACCACTTGTATCTTCTTGTACCATCTAAATTTTCTTCAAGTATTTTGATATATCTGTCAGCATCATCCTTACTAAAAACATTTCTATAAACATTTAAACCAAGTCCAGGATTTTCTACAACTATGCCGTTTGGCAAAGTCTTTGTTGGATATCTGTTTGATGCGGTTTCTGAACGATCTTTTGTAAACCAGGGATTCTGGTTTTCATCATAAATTTCCATACGATTAACCTTTCAAAGTTAAAGTTATGCTATTGAACTAAAAGAGGTTCCGTCCCAATTATATGTTTGTCCGACATAAACAGTTTGTCTGTCTGGAATCTTTGCTAAGGTCATACCTGCAGCATTTGCAGCAGCAAACATTTCTGCCTTTGGACCTTCTGATGGCACAGCCACTCTTGCAACAACAACATTGTTGGATAAGAATGCATACAAATTAAAAGAATCTAATTGCTCCTGTGTAGCAGTTAATAAGTTAGGCCCTGCGATTCCCCCAGAAAATGATGAACCATTAAAAGTTGCTCCATGCAATGCTGTTTGCTTGTATGCACTTGCATCCATTGATGAAATAGTTGCTCCAGTTGCATAGACTGTATCAAGATTATCCATTACCTCTGGCTTATTGTTTGAATATAATCCAATAACATCATAAGCATCATTGTTTTCTACTATTATTGCATACATTAATAATCTCCTTTAGTACTTTTATTATAGCATATGTTATTTAATGAGGGCATATCTTCATATACCCTCACTAATTTTAACAGGCGCACGATCTTCCTGGGCAACATACTGAACATCTCCAGCAATATCCGCAACTACAGCCTCCGCCTGTTGGGGCAGTTGGTGGTGGTGCGAAACTTGGTGGGAAGAATGGGAAGAACGGGAAGAATGGGAAGAACGGTGGGAAGAATGGGAAGAATGGGAAGTAAGGGAAGAACGGTGGGAAGAATGGGAAGAACGGGAAGAATGGGAAGAATGGTGGGAAGAACGGGAAGAATGGGAAGAACGGGAAGAACGGTGGGAAGAATGGGAAGAATGGGAAGAACGGAAAGAACGGTGGGAAGAATGGGAAGAACGGGAAGAATGGGAAAAACGGCGGGAAGAATGGGAAGAACGGTGGTGTAGTGTTAACACTATTTGTAGTTACACCAGTTGATTCTCCACATGCATTTGTAATATAAATTGTATAAGTCTGTGATCCTGGACTTACTCCTGGATCATTAGCAGCATATGATGTTGCAGAAGGAGAAATACCAGTATAACTTGATCCATCCGAACCAGTGATTCTGATTGATGTTAATGCGGTACCTCCAGTTGCTGATCCAGTTGGAAGAGTCCATGATATTGTATTTGTGTTAGCAGATGTAGCAGATGCTGAAACACCTGTAGGATTATTTGGTATTGTTGTAACTGTTACTGCAGATGAAGTAGATGATGCAAGTGATGTTCCAGAAGCATTTGTTGCTGTTACTGTAAAAGTAGGCGTTGCTCCTGCAGCAATTCCAGTCACAGTAATCGGAGATGATGCTCCTGATGCTGATTGACCAGTGCTTGCTGTAACAGTATAAGAGGTTGCTGGAGGTGATCCTGCAGGCAATGCAAAAGCAACTGATACAGCACCATTGTTATATGCTCTACCACTACATGTGTTGGTTGGAACAACATCGATTGGTGGCTTTGGTTCCAAGAAGTCGTTTGCTGCCTGGGACTTTTTACCTACTTTTTTATTTGCCATTACTTATTCCCCTTTTACTTTAAATTACTTAAGATCTCCATAAACAACCCAGGTATTTGCTGCTCTCTTCAAGAGAGTTGCAGATGACCATTGTGTACGTAGAGTTAATCCTGGAGTAGCATTTACTGTTACTCCGCCTGCTCCTGCAATTGCAACTGAGCCAGTGTTTGTCTGAAGAACATCGATAGAAGTTCCGACTGGGAAATTCAATGTTGAGTCTGCAGGAATTGTAACGTTTACTGCTGAACCACCAGTGTGAGAGACCTCAATAAGTGAGTCTCTTTCTGTTAATGCTCCAAGAGTATACGCTGCTGTTTTCTGAATAATTGGTGTGCGTGAAGGAACGCCTTCCTTTGTCTGTGTGCC